CATTGGTGGCAGGGTCATGGTCAAAGCGTGGTGCGTAGTAGGCAGAGGCTGTCGTTGGGTAGTAGGTTTCTAAGCCTGTGGCAACGTCTGTGCGCTCTTGCATTTCTTTGTCTGAGCGATACAAGTGGGCGCCCCAGATGTAAATGCCAGATGTGCCGTCTCCTGTATAAGACGCATAGCTAGTGCTGTTCAAGATGTAGATATCAACGAAAGAACCGCTTGAAACAGAAATTGAGCATCTGTACCAACCATCTCCAACATCAGTCATTGAATTACTATCTGAATCAGAAATCCCTCCAACCGAAAAAGAAGATCCAGATGTCAGGTTAAATCCATAACCTTTGCCTGATCCAAATAACAAAATTTTATCTTTTTCATCTGCTTTTGCAAAAACTGAATAGGTTGATCCTGTGTGAGATACACTTGCTCGTATTGCAAAAGAATTGGTAGTAGCGACATCAGTAGTTAGTTTATCAGCGGTCAAAGTGCCGTCTGGAGCCACACTGTCATTAGCGGTTACTGTGGTGTCAAACTTTTGCCAAGCCGCATTATCAAACTCCTGACTATACTGAAGCAGATTATGCCCCGCCCACTTCAGCGTACCGTCTGAGTCCACCACTGTGGCGTTGGAGCCTCTGGAGAAATCGACTCGACTGTCTAACGCCAAATCCTCTGCAAACCGTAGGTCAAGCTGTGGACGTATTCCCTGTGCAGATTGATTAGTCTTTAGTTTATTCAGAGGATTGAACGAATACATTAGAACATCTCCGTTACGTACAACGTACCGTCAGCCGTAGAACGGATAACAGACACATTATCGCCTTCAAAGACGTGGATATACTCAACAGTGCCTGCAGGAAGGTAGATATCCGATGTTGTTGCTGTAGAACCTACAACATAAAAACAATCAATATCTGTTGCCAATCTGACAACACGACAGCCTGTAGATGCACCTGAAGAGGTAGTGTTAGACGTTGAACGAATGTTCACGGTTTGGGTAGTACCCGGACGCAGTACCTGAATTGGTTTTGCGTTTTTATCAATTGCTAGTTTAGACATGGTTTTCTCCGTAGGTGTAAAAGAGGAAAACTGTAAAGAGGAAAGCCCCCGAAGGGGCTAACCAGTGCGGTTTATGCAGGGAATGCAACAACCACTGCAGACTCAGGACGTAATACCTTCACACCATAAAGTGTGTCAGCAGTGAACAGATCAGCAAGATACTGTTGCATGTACTGAGTTTGTGAGCGAACACCCATTTGCTCAACAAAGACCATTGCATCACGGTGTCCAAGGATCGCCGCTTTAGTGTCTGAAGCTGAGTTTGAGTTAGCCGCCGCAGTTTCAATAACAGGGGCGTTAGTTGAAACGTAGATGTCTACACCATACAGTGTACCCACTTGTCCGTTTGTTACAGGCTGTCCAGATACAAAATCTGAAGAGACATAACGCTCAATGCCACGGATCTCTTGGATTACTGATGGAGGAACAACGAAGAAACGCTGATCCATTGGTGTATCGTTGTCATCCAACTGCTTGATAGCGGCACGGAAGCCTGCATCAGTAAACACGTCAGCAGGAACAACAGTGTCAAGTGCATAAGCACTGAGGCCGTTGTCAGCATCCATGTAGTATGAGTTGGAGTGAATCCAGTCAGTACCAGTTCCTGCGTCATCCCCAAGGAATTTACCAAGAGCAAACAGGTCTGTATCAACACGTGTTGCCAAGGCATAGCCTGCATCAGAGGTGTAGAACTGACGGAGTGAAGACAACGCCTGAACGTCAGTAATGTCTTCGATCAAACGTGAGTATTCGTAGTGTTGGTTGATAGCAACTTGCACTTCTGACTCAGTGTTTGTAATCAAAGTCACCTGATTTTCAGATGTCTTCGCAGTAGCGTTGCCACGCTCAGGCTTAGGGATATGAATTGTATCGCCTTTCTTGCCTGTCATTGGCATACGGTTTACAAGGTTTGCAAGTACGAGGTTTTTCTCGTAAGATGCGATAATTTCGTCAGACCAAATCTCTGGGATAAAGGTTGCCGCAGTAGTATTGGTGACGGAATTGGTGGGAGAAAATTCACCAGCCATTTTTAAGCTCCTTAATGCTTAGGTTATTTAACACGACCTTCAGCGTATGCTTGCATAATTTCATTTGAAAGTTGCTGATAACGCTTAGGGTTTTTCTGCATGAGTTCAATAATGTCGGCACGACGATAAATCTTCCGAGAAGGAGCTTCACCAGATCCTCGACCACTGCCCGTTGATGCGGCTTTTGCTTGGCGTTGTCTGTCAACTTTTTGAAGTGTCTCAGTGGTTGATACTGCTTGTTTACGCTCTTTCCAGAGACTAAACAATTCATCAGCACTATCAAAATCAAAATGTTGATCAGCCCTAATGTAAAGTTCTGTACGGACTTTTGAAGATTTAATCCATTCTGCAAAGGCTTCGTCTTGGACGATTTCTTTAAAGTCTGGATGTTTATCTTGCAATTGCCCAAGAATGGAGGCTTGCTTTGCTTGCCTTGTATATTCTTCAGCTTCTTTAATTTTAGGGTGCCGTTCAATTGCTCGCTGAACAGCGGCTTCAGGATCATAAAAGAAGTCAATCTCTTCTTCTTCCTGTTGTGCCTGTGGGCTTTGCTTTTGTGTATCGAGTTGAGTCTTAACAAAGTCATCAACAATCTTACGAAGTTCACCGACTTCAGAGCTTTGGCGGCCTAAAAGCTTTTCAGCTTCTTGGTGCATCCGCACAACATCTTTGATGTCTTTACCTTGATACTTGTCAGGGATTGAGTCTTCTTCGACCTCCTGAACAGTTTCCTCAACAGGCTGTTCAAGTTGTTCAGTATCTTCAGTATTTTCTAATGATTCGTAGTTTTCGTTTTCATCCTCTGTTGGACGCTCAATCAGTTTTGCCATATTGTACTCCGTGCTGTTAAAGCATTATGGAAGTGATTATTTACGTGCGGCTCTTTCATGATCTCTTGCCCACTTATCATCAGCATCGGGCCAGCCGGTGCCTTCAAATTTCGTAGAGATCGGAGAGATTATCCGCACTGCGGTATGTCCACACTCATAACAGGTGCGTAACTTATCATCTGAGTTACACCACTGTTCTTCAATGTGGTTACATTCTGTGCATTTGAAATCAAATCTTTTCAGCATTTTCAGCCTCCAAGATCATATCATATGCTTCTTTCAAAGACACTTCAAAGTTACTAAGTCTTTGAAGTATATTTCGTTCTCCCTTTACCAGATTCAATGAGGCTTCATCTTTTATATCCTCAATACGGTAAGCGGTTAAACTATCGTTTAGATCTGATATAAACTGTTTCCAACCTTGGTGTAAAAACAAGTCAAAATACAGTTCATAATACTTTTCATCTTCTTTGGTCAACACATTCTCCTTGATGGTGCGTTGTCTATATAGAATATATTAGCATATTTTATGCCAAAAGTCAAGATTATGTGTTTGTTTTTCTGGTTGTTGTTGGTTTAGCCTTTGCATTTTGCTCTAATTTGGTGATTCTTTTGTCTAAACCATCTAAGATTTTGTTAATTTCAACCAAGATTGCATTCAGTTCGGTTTGGCTAATCACAGATTATTTTCCCTCATTTGTTTATCAACAATTCGTTCATCAGATGCAATCGCTCGTTCCTTCAACAGTAATTCAGCAAGTTTGACTCTGCGTTCGAACTCTTTCTCATCTTGATCTCCGGGTTCAAGGTTTGTTGTTAGCACCTTCAACCGGTCTGTTTCATGATCGTAAGCAACAAATTGTGTTTCTGTTGAAACTTTACGTGCTCTTGCCATTGCTTCAGTTGATTGCGCCTGATATAGGTCTAACTGAGCTTGAATTTGAGCAAGCTGTATTTGTTGCTGTTGTTGTTCAGCCTGTGCCGCTTCAGGGTTTGGTTGATTAGCTTGACGAAGCCCTTGTATAATTTGCTCACGGTTTGACAAGTTCATGTTATCAACAATGGATTCAATCAATAGCGGATACATTGGTGAATCCGGTGACATTGTTTGAAGCAGTTGTACAAGCTGTGTGACTTCATACTCACGAGCAATAATGCCAAGAGAGCTTGATGCTGTAAACTTGTAGTCCTGTACAGGGTATAGCTCTGGATCAAACTGCATATACCGATATGCCGCTTTCTCAACAAAAGGTAACAAGAAAGCTTCTTGGAAGTTAATCAATGTACGCTTGTGGCGTTTGATGATTGCTCCCAACGACATACTGATACCGGCGGCAGTAGAGTCTCCGTTAATACTACCGGGGATTCCTGCCGCATCGATAGAACCTGTTGCCATCTGCACCATAGTTTGCAGGTCTTTAGCTTGGGTGAACGAGACCTGATCAAGCGCACCGAATTTAAACGGTTGGAGGATTTCTGAAGGATTACCGTTTGTAAGGATGGTCTTGCCGGGTCTAATTTCCATTTTTGCTCCACGAGGAAGGCGTGAAGCATCAACAGCAAGCATAGGATGTACAGTAAGCGCAAGTGCGTCAATTCGTGCTCTCAGTTCAGTGTCAAGTGCTTTTTGGGCGTTGTAACCTTTTTCACAGATGCCACGACCCCAGAAACGACCGGGAACAACATCCCAAGGAAATGCAACGACAGGTCTGTCCTGCATCATGTAGGGATTTTCTTCAATTTTAAGTAGCGTACCACCATTCGCCAACACAACAATTGCTTCAATGTATGACTTGTTTGGTACGTCCAGTTCTTCGATTTCTTCTTCAGACATCCCTTCAGAAATTGCATCAATATACAAATCAACTGGTACCAGACCATAATACTTCGTTAGACGTACTTTATCATCTGTGTACATCGTAATTTCTTTATCAGGTTCTAAATCCGTGTCAGTATACGATGTTTCAATACTGACATCTCTGTAGATACCAGCTTCAATCCCTTGTTCAACAAGATGCTTTGGTACAAACTCATCAATGGCAACACCTAATGCCTCGTCAATGTTTGTAGCAACTGGATCAATTAAAAAGTTTTGCGGTAAGATTGGACGGAGCTTAATCACATAACGATCTGTTTCTAACACGCCGTAAGCTTGCATAGCTCCATCTAAGACAGGCTGTGTCGCCGGTCTCATTTCTTTCTTTTCTTCCAGAATCAACTCACCGATACCGGTGCCAAAGATTGCTGAATTAAGAATACATTCCGCAACAGATTTACGTACCTGTGTCTTTTTAAAATCTTCGTCTAATTGATTCCGAAGCGATTGTACATCAACAGGGTTTTGATCACCGAGGTCATCTTTGATGTCAAACCACACCCCACGACCAAAGGTTGCTTCTTCAACTTCAGCAACAGCAGACTCAACAGCTTGTTGCAGTGCAGGGCTAATTAAACGTGAACGCTCACTATCACGCACCCGATCTGATGGGTTCCAAATTCCACGCCATAGTCTGTAATACTCATCAAACTTGCTTTCGTAGTTGGCTTCAAAGTGGTCACGCCATTGATCACATTTACTGATTACCCAGTTCTCTAAACCAGATAAAATTTCAGATCTGTTTTCATACTCCATAGATTAATACCCTGCGATTGGATCTAAAAATTCAAACTCATCTTCTTCAAAATCGACATAATAGCTAACTTTAGCTAACTGGTCGATGTATGATAAAGAGTCCACTAAGTCATCATGTACTAACGGGTTAGGAAACTGAAACAACTCATCTAAAAACTCCGTGTTCCACTCTCCTTCCGATAATGTAATTTTGCCATGTTCAAAACGACCTTGTAAAGCCCAAACAACACGATCAGTCTTTTTCTTATTACCGTGTGTCAACTCTTCAACTCTAAAGAATCTTTGACCACTTTTCATTAAATCTGTGAGATACGGTAATACGGCATTTCGTAATGCACCCTTCTCAATCCCAACAGCAATCGGTTCATATTCTCTGACAGCCTCAAATATCTTTCTGGCAGTCTTTTTAATATCCCAACGTCCGTAAATAATATCAGCAACCCACCAGCCATCAGGACTGGCCTTAACAATCGTAATCGCTGTTTTATCCAACTTTGCGTTTTTACCAGTTGCTTTACCAGCAACATCAGCAAAACCTGCAAGGTCAACAGCGATATAATAATCCCCATCTTTAGGTTCATCGTTGCTAAATTTAATCCAATCTTCTTTGAAGATCTCTGAGCCTAAAGCTTCAAAGCTCGCCATAAACTCCTGTCGGAATGCATAGCTCGACATTGACTTTTTAGCCATATCGATCTCTTCAGGATCGAGTAATGGATTATCATAACTGGTAAAGTGCCATGCTTGATATGTAGGATCTTCAGCAAGCTCACCGTACTTAAACAACTCATAAAAGTGGTTACGACCAAGCGGTGTCCCAATAAACATCGCAGATCCTTTCTGGTCAGCCAATGCAGGTCTTAGTACGGTTTCCCATACTGATGGCTTCATATCTGCATATTCATCGAGTACCAAGAACTTCAACGATACCCCTCGCATCGTCTCAGGTCTGTCAGCACCTTTTAAACTAATTGTAGCTCCGTTGATTAACTTAATTTGCATGTTGTTAACATGTGATGAAGTCACAACAGGGTTACCAAGCTCCAAC